TGCTGCCGGGTAGAGGCAGTCACATCGAACCGCACCGAGGTGTAGCTGGTGTCCAGGAAGGACCGGCGGATCGAGTTGGACGCGCCCTCGTAGCGGTCGACAGGTGCCGACCGGAACTTCTGAATGATGGTGTCGAGGAATCCCATCAACTCATGCCTCGATAGCTTGCCTCACGGCGGAAGTTTGAAAAGTCACCGCCGAAACTGGTGGCTGCAACCAGAACCACGGTCACCATCTTGGTGTAGATCTGGGCGTCGGTGGGCGTAAGGTTGCCGTCCTGCTCGAGGTAATCGACAGCCAGGTCGTAGTCATCGACCAGGCTTTCCCACATCTCGACCATCTCGGATGGTGTGGGGGCACCTTTGCCGGGCTCGGCAAACTCTACCGAGACATCGGAGGATGAGGTCGACCGGACCACCTGGCCGGACTCGATTACTGTGGCCGCGGCGATAGACTTAGCAGCCAGGGCAGCCAGGAGCGTCACACCGCCCAGTGTCGCATAGACACTGCGGAGATAGGCCCTCTTGATGGCTACGGTAAACGTGAACACCTCGGGCGGATCTTCACCGATCCCAGGGTGACTTCAATAGGTTAGCTGGCTATTGACTCGCTTGACGTGACCAGATCATTCCAAAGCATCACCATGGCGAGCTGCATGATTTCGCAGTCGTGAAGATGGTCCGGCCATTTCTGATTTCGCTTAACCCAGACGTGCTTGATGCGGCCGGCGCGGTTGGCTTGGGGTCGTAGGACGTGAGAGTCCAGGTGGCGCCAGTACAGGTCGGGCTCGGCAATGTAGGCACCTTCGGCCTGGACGCTGGGCGGATCCTGATGGACGCCCCATTCTCGGTCGATGTCGCCTTTTCGCAGGCGGCTCAACATATCTCGGAGGTGCTCGGTGTCGAACACCAGGAGGGGCTGCACCACGTCGGTCCTCATCGAGGATGATGTCGACAGGCCGAACGGATGCACCGCCCCGGTGGCTGCTGTGAACCGGGCGCCGGTCTCTCGGCCTTTGAGCGGCATCCAGCCGATCACCATGGGCTTGCGGAGGCCGCCCTCTGGAGGGTATCGGAGCCCACAAGGGAAGTTGATCGGGTTGGATGTCACCGAGGAATAGGAGGCACAGGCGTCGTAAACCGTCTGCGTGTTGAAGCCGCTGTCGATGCCGACATCCATGTCATGGACCTCGAGGGCCACCTGCACCCGTCGTAGGGCTGCGAAGTCATCGGCATGGCCGGCAGCAATCAGGGTAGAGTTGCCGTCTTTCCACTCTCGGCACACCCACCAGAGGAAGGGCGCCACGGCCTGGACGTCGGCGGTCAGGTAGCGCCGGCCGCCATCGACAGTCACGGTAGCCGCGGTCTCGGTGCGCTCCTGCTGCACGTCCTGCTGCTCCCAGGGCTCGGCCAGGTTGCCGTTAACGAAGCCTTGGAGGCCGGCCATCGATGCCTTGGCCTCGAGGAACGACACTGCCAGATATCCCCAGGTGCATTTGCGGTCGGGGCTATAGAGGCTGCTGAGGTGGTAGGACCGCACACCAGGCATGGCGTTTGGGTTCTCTGGGCGCCATTGGCCATGTCGAAGGGCTGCCACCTTGTGAGAGTCGGTGATTTTGCCCTGGCACAACTGGCAGACGTAGTGAGCCGAGGCTCGGATCTTGCCCAGGTCGTGCTTGCCGTCCTCGGCTTTGGCGTCGTCCCAGGTCACCTGCCGCCATTCGAGCTTGATGTACTCCCGGCAGTGTGGGCAAGGCAGGTAGTAGCGGCGCTGGTCACCGCGGAGGAAGCGCTGCCAGATCCGGCCTTCGACCACGGTGGGCGTTGAGGTCATAAAGGCCTTGGAGCTGCTGAAGCTCTTGAGTCTCTGCTCGGCCAGGTCGAGGGCGTCGGCCTCCCGGGCTGTGGCTTCGGCGAATTTGTCCACCTCGTCGGCGATTAGCACCCGAACCGGGCGGCTGGCTAGGTTGGCCGGGCTGTTGGATCCTACGAAAGTCAGGGTCGACCTGGTGAAGTTCTGCTCGAGGTTGGTGATCTTGTCGGCCTCGGCCGGGTAACACTCGAGCATGGCCGGGCTGTCCTCGAGCATGGGCAGCCAGCGTGACTTCGAGAATGACCTGGCCAAGGACTCGGTAGGCATCAGCCACAAGGCCGGGCTCGGCTCGTTGGCGATTAGCCAGGCCAGGCCGGCCATTAGGGTGGTCGTCTTGCTGGTCTGCGATCCCCAGCAGAGGGTCACCTCGTAGACCGTCGGGTCTTTCCAACATTCCATGGGCTCCCGGGTATACGGCCGTACCGAGGTCGAGAAGGGCCCTGGGTGCTCGGTCTGCCGTTGGGTCAGCCGGAGCGATGCCTCGGCCCAGTCGACCACGGTCTGCATCGGTGTCGGTCGGTAGAGGTTGCGGCGGTAGTCCAGGAGGGAACGCTGGAGGTCGGTTAGGATTTCCATGGGTCGGTGTTGTGTAGTGTCTTGAGCGCTACCTCCTGGACCCACCGGGTCAGCTCGCGCTCGGCGTGCTCGGGGTCATGCGGTGCTATCCGGCCGGAGAGTTGCTTAGGCATGGCCTTGATCAGCGAGGCCACGGCGCCGTCATGCTCCTGCATCACCCGGCGGACCCAGTCGCCGGAGACCAGGCGACGTTCCTTCTCGGCCTGGGTAATCACCTCGTCCCTGGCGCTCGTGAGGTTCTTGGCTGCCGCGGCATGGATGGCCACCAGCCGGCCGGCGTCTGCTCTACCACCGCGGAGGGCATCGACAGCCAGGTCATAGGCCGCACGCTCGATTTGCCGCTGCCTTTCGTAAGCGCCTTCTGGCGAGTCGGTGGCGGCTGTTGCGGTGTTGAGAGGGGTCTCGGCTTCAATGGGCCTGTAGGGGCCTTCCTGTTCGATTGTAGGGGCGTCTGGTATTGGTGGCGATTGTATGTGTTGAGTCGTCGACTTTGACCGGATGTTTTTCTTGCGCCAGGCATCGGCGACCTCGGGACTATGCATAGGCATTCCCTTGGCAGCCAGTTGTGTGACGTAGCCATGCGAAACACCGGCGTGCTTGGCGTATTCCCGCTGGGTCATGGCTTTAAGGCTCCCAGGATTTCAGGAGGCAGCATCGAGTCGGGCACGTCACCAGCGTACTGCAAAGCCCTGAAAACGCCGTCGCGCCGGCTGTCTTGCGAGTTGGGCACGCAATAGCCGACAATTTGTTCCGGTGTGGTGCCACGTTTCATTAGCCGGATAAACCATGCCACGTTTATCAGACCGTATTGATCCACAAGAAACTGAATGTGATTGTTTTGCATAGATATTGTGTTTTGTGCTTGATCACAGAAATTGATAGGGGTCTCGCGTTCACCTGTTATTGGAGATATGGCAAAAGATTCCTTACATATTTGCAGGTTTAACAGAGGTGTCTATTGTACTATGCTCTATCCTTTGCTGCCTTAAATACATCTCATGGCCTTTCGCAATGATGTAAGCCACCGAACCACGGGCAACACCGCACGCCTTGGCCACATCGTCGAGGCTAAGGTTACGCTCGCGCAAGTCGTAGGCCTTGCGACACACGTCGGCATCCTGGGCGGTGGCGGTGATCTCGTAGTAGTCGGGCTCCTGGTCCTCGGTCACGACGATGGGCGTGCCTAGGGCGCTTAGCTTTACCGAGTGCGGGTAGGACATCCAGCCACGCTGGACTGCCTTAGCGACCAGGTCTTTGGCTTCGTGCAGGAGTTTGATGCGGTCGAGGTCGTAGGGTATTTTCATTGGAAGGATGGTGATGGGTCGGTGAACCGGCAGAACTGGCCTTCGTACCACAGAGGCACGAGGCCACACTCGCCGTCTCGTTGTTTGGCGACAGCGATGATGGCCTCGCCGTTGGCTTGGTTGCGCTCCCGGTTGAGCAGCAGCACCAGGTCGGCGTCACGTTCTATCTGTCCTGAGTCGGCCAGGTCGGTGAGTCTAGGCACCCGGCCTTTGTCCTTCTCGTTCTCCCGGTTGAGCTGGGCCAGGGCGACCACCGCGGTCTTGGTGTCGGAAGCAATGGCCTTGAGTCGACCGGATACCTCGGCGATCTCATAGGTTTTCTTTTCGGCCGCCTTGCTCCCGTGGATCTTCTGGAGGTAGTCGATTAGGACGAGCTTGACGCCCCACTTCCTAACAGCCCGGCGGATCACCGCGGTGATGGTGGCGATGCCGGACACACCGGAACCGGACACGAAGTAGATCGGGCTGCCGGCCACCTTAGCGGAAGCGCTGGCCATAGCCTTCATTCCGCCTTCATCCAGGTCGCCGGTCTTGATGTCCTGCATTGGAATGGATCCTACGGTCGAGACCATTCGGCGAACGATAGACTCGTCGGACATCTCCAGCGATATAAACAGGGTCGGCACCCGGTGCTCGATGGCTGCTGCCCGGGCTATTGCGATGGCTATGGCGGTCTTTCCGATGCTTGGCCTGGCCGCAATGATGGCCAGCTCGCCGAACTGGAAGCCGTCGGTCATTGCGTCCAGGCGCCGGAAGCCGGAGGTGATGCCGGACAGGTGGCCCTTCCTGGCAAATCGCTCCTGGGTAGAGTCGATAAACCGACTCACTACCGACTTGCAGGGTTGCACCTCTTCCTTGGATGCCTCGACGGTGAGCCCTGCTTCGGCATTGGCGACGATTTGATCCACAGACAGGGTGGAGACAGCGGAGTCGCGAATCAGACGGTCTCCGGCAAAGCGTAACTGCCGGCGGTGATGGGCCTCGAGGACAGCCTTGGAGAACTCGGGATGGTTGGACGGGCTGGCGCATATCTCGTCGCAGCGGTTCAGCACATCGAAAGGCACCGGAGTCCCAGGCATCGAGCGTTTCCATTCCTTGACCAGGCTCTGGAGGTTGACCGGCTCCGTCTTGGCGACCAGGCCTTTGGTCACCTCGTAGATCTGGCGCAGGCTGTCGTTCTGGATAGCCTCGGTGGTGATCCTTGAGAACACCTCGTAACAGACATCCGAGCCACCGGATAGGCAGGCGCCCAGGAGGCCGAACTCGTCGTCCTCGGCGAAGTAGGGGTCGCTCATTGGTAGTCCGATATGTTGGCGATGTACGCGCCGGTGCCATTGTTTCCAGAGGGGGAGGTGCTTCGAGACTTGTCGATCTCTCCGTTCCAGTTGTTCAACAGGGTCATCAGCTCGCGTCGAAGGTATTTGTCGTCCGACTGGTAACGTGCTTCCAGGGCAACCAGGTCTTCCTCTGGAGTGTTAAAGTCGAAGATCTCTTTCAAGGCCTTGATCTCTTTCGCACTCCACTGGGTGCTGGGTCGACGGCGGATCATTGCACCGACTCGTAGGCGGAAGGCTTCAAGGTCAGGGCTCAAGGCTTTCTGCGAAACTCCTTCCTTTCCATTCCCTTCCCTTCCCTTCCCTTCCCCTTGACCCGCGTGGTCGTCGCGTGGGGCACGCGTGGGGCACGCGTCAATTTCCTCGGTGTTTATTGGGGTTTGCTCAATGTTTCCTTCTGGATCCGGCAGAATAGACTGCGATTCCCGGTTGTTAATCACCTGGTGCTTTAGGAAGCTCGGAATCCATCCAAAGCACGCGTCACCCACGCGATACTTGAGAACGAAAGCACGCGTGGCCAACGCGTCGAGCACGCGTGAAAAGTCGACGCCATCGTAGGGCAGCACCTGCACACCGATGCGGCGAGGCTCCCACTTAAAACGGCCTTCCCGGTCAGCAATGCACCAGAGGCCAGCAAAGGCCACTCGGAGCGGTAGCTTGGTTTCCAGCTCGGCCTCGAACAGTCCCTCATGATGGAAGAACTCCGGCTTGATCGTGCGGATTCTCATAGGTCGTTTTCCTTTTGAAAGTCCAAGGCGTCAATTTGGCATCTTAGCAACAAGAACCAGCCATTTGTCATGATGCCGCTGTCAGCGGCTTCCTTGATTAAATTGACAGCTTCCATTGTGTCCAGATTTGCGTTCTCGGACGCCTTTGCGATGGAATACAAACACCCTTCGTCGCACTCTTCTTCTTCTTGTTGCATTTTGATCTGCCTTTGAATCTCAATCATTGCTGAGTGTTCCCAGGAATCAAAGTACGTCATTCTTGAGTACGATTCATCATGCCCCTCGGTGTGACACTGCCGGCAGAGTGTGTACATTGATGAGATGGGGTATTCCCAAGGTTGCCTTCCTGAGATGTAGTAAAAGTGGTGAACCGTCAGCGTGTTGGTCTTCGATAAGCACTTTACGCACTGAAAGCCGTCTCTGGACATTATTTTCAGGCGCATCTTCTGCCACTGCGGATCTTGGAGTTTTTCGGAATAGGTCATGGTTCAAACAGAAAACCCCGTCACGCATCGAGGTGAGGAATCGCGGAGAAACAACGCGACGTTCACGATACGGACGGGGAAAAATTGATTGATCATGTTTTCTCTGAAGGTTCAACGCTCACCTCTCACAGCTCACGTTGACGGGTCTTCCTTATCTGCTCTCCTTCTCGATGTCCAGCCCTCAGTAAGCCGGCATCAGGATGTCAGCCACCGCCTGGGTTAGCTTCACGTCCTGGAGGCAGTAGTTGATGGCTGCCTGGCGGTCGGTGTTCCACAGCAGGCTAAAGTCGGCGCCGCTCCCTGACTTCTCACCCAGTCCCAGGTGCCTAGAGATAGACGCTAGGCTGCCGTGAGCCCTGTTGTCCCCGAGCTGCCACACCTCGCGAAGGTCGACCACCAGCTCCGACCAGTAGCGGCCGTTGCGTAACCAGTAGGGCGGCATGATCTTGTGGCGCCAGGACCGCTTGATCAGGAAGGGCAAGTCAAAGGCTTTGACGTTGAATCCAATCAACTGGGGCTGGCGCTCGTAATAGTTGAGCAGCGCCCACCATTGTCGCAGCAGGTGGGCCTCGCCGTCGGCATCGGCGCAGAGGATGTTCTGCTCCTGGTGATCGACCCGGTAGCCGATGCACAGCACCTGGCCCGACAAGGCATCCAGGGCGGCATTGCGAATGTAGTCGGCCGTGTGGCTCTCCTCGGCCTTCTGGAGCTTCTCGGCGATCAAGTCGGGGTTCTTGATGTTGCCGAGCTTCACGTCGGCTGGGTTAAAGGCTGGGATGTTGAGCTGCTCGAGCGGTAGAGGCCCGGTCTCTATGTCGAAGTAAATGTTTGGATTGGCTGGCATTTGTCAGAGTTGTTGAGAGTTGTTGCGCGTTTGTCGGCCGATGCGCGCCCCCGGCACTACGAGTCCCCGACAGCAACAGGCTGCCGGAAAGTGGTTAGATCTTTTTGCCGCAATGGGGGCAGACGAGGAAGTTGATCGGCTCCCGGGTTGTCGGTACTTCAAGCCATTCGCAGATCTCGAAATAGCTTACCCAACCGAATCCGCGGACAGCTCCTGGTCGAAGGTGGCCGGTGTTGTAGAGTTGCAAGGCCTCGTCGCGGCTCTTAACGCACAGCCTTTCGAGGGTGTTAAACGTCCTGACCGTAAACGGGAATCCCCATTGGCGCAGGATCTCCTCATGCATCTCGGCCGACTGCTCGATCTGTTTAATGCGCTGGCGAGACAGGTTAAAATGTTTTCCGATCTCATCGAGGGTCTTGCCTTCGGAGCGCATCCGAACCACCTCGGGAACTTTGTCGACCAGTTTAACGTAGGGCTTCCTCGGTTTCATTAGAAGGGAACGTCGTCGAAGTTGGGTTGATCTTTAGCCTCGATCTCCTGCAAGCGCTTGGTCACCGCGGCGATCAACAGGATGTCCTCGGGGCTCTTTCCGGCGCTGACCTTAGCCTTTGGTAACCAGTGCTCACTCAGGCCTCGCACAGCGTCGTCGGTCAGCTCGGAGATCAGCACGCCCTTGAACTTGCCGACGTGCACCTTCACATCCGAGATCTTGACCGGCGCCGCGGTAGCCGGCACCACCGTCTTCACCTGGTCATCATCCTTGGGCGGCCTGTCTTCCATCCGTACCCACAGGCCCGAGGGCTTGAGCGGCTCGCCGTTCTTGTGAGCCATGATCAATTTGATGTTCGAGAACGTCTTGGTGCCGTCCTGGCTCTGCTCATGGACGATCACCACGGTGGCCGGTCGGCCGATGAGGCTGTCCAGGTCGAGGCTGG